CATCGAACACGGTCGGATCAGGTACCCGTGCCTTGATCAGTTCCAGCGTTTGCGGGTCAAGCGCACGAGTGCCGAGATCGTGAATGGGCATCGTGGTGGTGATCATCGCGGTTTCGAGATCACGATCTGAAAGCAACAGCGATTCAGGGTTCATTGTTTCCTCACTTCTATGGTTGCAGAGTGGCACCATAGCCTAGACCGCCGTGACGCCGGTTTCGCTGGGCGGGGTGGTATCGACCGTTGGGGCGGCGCTCATCGTGCGGGGTGCGGGCGCGTCGGGCGCGTGGCCTACCGCGTTCTGCGCTGCTTCCTCGTGGCTGATGTATCCCGCCTGATACGCCGTCTGGGCGTTGGCAAGTTTGGCCGCCTTGACCTGCTCATCGCGCATTTCTTCACTCGCTCGGAGTTCGGCAAACCGCCACGTCACCGTGCCCTGTACCCCTGCAATCTGTAGCATCAGGGTACAGAGCGAACCAAGCAGCGTTTCAACGAGGTGCTGAATGCTGCGGATTTGCGCCGCGTAGATCTCCCATTGCCGGTTCGCGTGGGTTTCGCTTGTAGCCTCGTTGCTCCCCATCAGCAGCGGGATTGTTTTCAGCCCCCGCGTAATCTGTCGCTCAATCACGCGGATCAGCCCTTCCACCGCGCCCAACGAGGATGAGTCTACGGTACCAATCGGGCGATTGACTTGCACGGGTGATGTATGCACAAAGGCATCGTCAGGTTCGAGGTTGTTGTAGACCGCGCTGATTTCGTCAATCGTATCGTTGACCCACTCGTTATAGGCTTCAGGGCTGTCCTGTGCCTCTTGGGGCATTGAGTCGCGCAATTCCTCCAACTTCACCACGATGTCAATACGCGGGTAGCCCTGCTGTGCCACTACGCGCCGCAAGTCGTGCAAGAGGCCAAGCAAGAAGATGGACGATGACAGCGCGGGGGCTGCAAGTGATCGTCCGTAAGGGCGATCTGGCAACGGGTCAAGCGGGATATAGCGCACAGTAGGCGACGTGATCGGTTGCCATTGCCCGCCACTCGCAGGGGTTTGCCCCAACTGCCACACCCGCCCACGGTCGGGGTCGCTGATCAGTTTGAACTGCGCAATGCGCGGGTCAACCACGATAAAATCCACCACACTGCGACGATCCCGCCCGATCACCAACTCCCCCATCACCGCGCCGTAGAGGAATACGGCGCTAAAGCAGCGGTTGATCTGCACATCGACCGTGCCGTAGTTGCGCTCTAGGAGTTCGATGAACGAGCGCATCAGGTCAACCCCCGCGCCCTCACTCACCGCGTTGCCGTTGGCATCGGTGACGATGTACTCCCAGCCCGGATTCGCTAACCGCAAGAACGTGAACTGTCCGCTGCTAATATCCGGCGCGATGTCGGCTAACAGCGTGAGGGCGTCTGAGGGCGAAATGCGGCTGAGTGTTTGCGAGTCGAGGTTGAGATCACGCCAAATCGAATCAGGTTCTGGTGGCTTCGTGATTGTGTTGATGGCCACCTTGGGGGCTTGCTCAAGATAGGCAGAGCGCACGGGCACGCCCGTCGCCATCTTGGGGCGTTTCGCGTTGGGCGAACGAGCAGGCGGTGGATCGGGTTCCGGCTGCGGGATCGGGCGAAACGAGTCGCCGATAATCCGCAGCGCAAGCGTATCAAACCAGTTCGGCATAGTGACTCCTTACCATCCTTTGGCGCGTCCCATCGCGATCACCCCACGCGGAATCGCAGCCTTGAGTAGTTCCCGTGCAGCCCGCTCGTACACCAGCGCGTGGAAGTAGTGATCCGGTTTGGTGTGTACCCACGCGGGAATGGGTTCCCCGTGGCGGTTCGTCACCACCGCCCGCTGGGGAGCGCAGAGGTGGGCTACCACTTCCGGATCGTCTAACGCTTCGACGGGCATCACCAGATTGCCGCTCACCACATCGGCGAACACTTGATCCATCATCCCCGTGCGGAAGATTTCCACCTCTTGATCGTCGGGCTTGGCCTTCACCGCGTCACCGCTGCTTTTATCGTTGTAGTAGGCGCGGTACACCACACGCGGATAGTTCGCGGCGAACTTCGGCGCGGTATTGACCTCGGGATTCGCGTCAACGATCACCACCTGCGGGCGATATTTGCTGATCAGCGCGGCAATGTCATCCCATCCACCCACCGCCAACATCGCAATGATTTCGCGTACGGGCTGCTTGTCAACGGTGAGTTCGCCACTAATCGCGACGTGGAACCGCGCTCCAATGTCCACCCCCATGGTGATGTTGCGATATCGCCCGCCGATTGGAGGGCGTTCGCGCAAGCGCTGCACATCGGCGATGGTCAAGCCGCCGTTCTTGGGCACGTAGGGCATGCCAAGGTCGGAGCGGTAGAACTCCGTGAGCCGCGTCGGGTCAACGTCTACGGCGCGTTTGGCCAGCCGCACGAGGTTGATGTGCGGGAAGGACAGCGCGTTGACCTCGTAGCCGCGCATCGTAGTGCGCTCAGGGTGTTTGGGTATCCATTGCCCGACGAGGTGACGCGGGAGCGGCTGATGACAGCCGACACACCACAACGTTGCCTGTGCGTGTTCGATGGTGTCAGGCGTCCAGTATTGCCACTCCCGCCACGGGTGCCACGTCTCCCCATAGCGCGGGTGCATCAGGTACACATCGCGGAAAAAGTCGAGTACACCCCATAGTTTGCACGCGGGGCATTGGGTGTACCACTGCTGTTGGTCGCTCTCAAGGTAGGCGGCGTGAATACCTGCGTGGGGGATTGTGGGCGTGCTGATGTTAATCTCGGCATTCAGCACGGAAGCATTCAACCGCCGCCGCGCCAACTCAACCGCTGGTAAGACCATCCGGTCGTACTCATCAAGGATCAGCATGTCAGCAGGGAATGACAGCAACTGTGATGCATTGTTCGCCCCGCCGTTGGCAATGTAGGTTGCACGTAAGTAGAGATACGACGCGCCCACTTGCTTGAACTTCACATCATCGAAGCCGCCGCTAAACATCGTAGTGAGGTGCCGACTCTCACGGATCACGCCGCTGAACCGCTCTTTACTGAAGTCAGAGAGCGCCCCGCCGGTGGGGAGTAGGTAGCCCACGTTGAGGCCGTCCTTCCCCGTTTTCCAGTAGGCCGCGCCGCAATCGAGTGCGTGCAAGGCGCGAGTCACCGCGAACTCGGATAGCCCTACCTGTGAGGGCTTGATGATCGCGATGTGCCGATGCTCATCTTCGTAGATCGCCCGCAGCGGCTCGCGCCCTTCCAGCGTGAAGCGCTTGCCGTCGATTCGGCGGTACTTCTCAGCCCACACCAGCGGCGATACGGGCTTGGTTGCCCGACGGCGGGAATGCGATTGTGCCATCCATCGGGGCACCGTCGCCTTACGCGACTTGAGGATCGCTTCGATCAGTGCCTTCTCTTGTAACTGTGCGGGAGTGAGCATCAGGCATCCTCATCGAACGTGTCATCATCATCGGCAGGAAGATCGCTATCCGCATCAAACCCATCATCATCATCATCGGTATCGTCGCTCTCATCGCCACTTGCCGCAGCGGCTAGGGCTTGATACCGTGCCTGCAACACGTCGGTCGATTCGCTCATCAAACTGATCAGGTGCGACGGTACGCCACGAGCTTGACGCTCCGTGCGTATCGAGAGATCCAGCATCTCTTTCGCCACACGCGGTTGCGTCACGTCCAATTCTTCAGTGTCGATAGCCTGCTCAATCCGCGCCTGAATCTTCTGCGCTATCCGCACATGCCGCGCATTCATATCCTCAATCGCCTGTAAGTGGCGTAGGGCAAGATGCGCCGCTATCGCATCATCGTAGGCTTTCGCGCCGCTGAACCACTTTTGCGTGTTCGCCCACTGGTTCATCGTACCCAGCGACTTGGTCGGTACCGGCATCCCTTGCGCCGCTTCATCGTTGAAGATCTTGCACAATCGCGCAATGGATCGATCCGTCGGGTGCATCTGGTAGAACCTGATTCGAGCGGCTAGCGCATTCGAGGTCTCGCGAGTCTGCCTCCGAATCAGGCGTTGCACCGATTCGGGCAACTCATCGGGTGCAAGGTTGGTAGACATCTGATACTCCGTCTCAATATCTGAAAAATTGATCACCGCGCAACAGCATCCCATGAACATCCTAGCCGGATCGAGGGGGTGCGTTTGAGCCACCGCATCAATGGTTGCGGTGTGCAACGATAGGATTGCGGCTATGGTGCCACTGCGCAACGATAGGATGATGACAAGTTGGGCAATGGTTGCGGAGTGCAACGATAGACACAGCAAGACCGCCTGACGCACAAGGCATCAGACGGTCAATGGTTGCGCAACGCAACGATAGGAATCGAAAGCCCCTACCGTGTCAGGG